GTTAAAAGCCTCTGGGATGGTCGCTGTACCGTTTATGTGCGCGAAGCCGTAACCAATCCCGCCAACGGGCAAACGGATCAGATCGAGGTTGCAACGCTTAAAAACGAGCCGTGCCGGTTGTCACATGGTAGCAGTGCCGGCGCGGTGAGCGCGGCATCTCCCAAAAGCAGCGCGGCGGCGGTCAATCAAGGCGTAAAACTGATTATCTCAAAGGACATTGTTATCCCGGCGGGTTCCAAGATCACCGTCACCCAGAACGGCAAGACGGCGGATTATATACGATCCGGGGAATCCGCCATGTTCAGCGTTCATAATGAAATCGCCCTGGAATTGTTCGAGAGGTGGGCATAATGGCCAGCTGGGGCAAATGCGATTATAAAGGATTGGTGAAATTTCAGCAACAGCTTGCGCAATTGGATAAGGCGAGCTGTGACGCGTTCTGTGAGGCGGCGGTCAAGGAGTTGGCGGCGCGGCTGCTCAGTCTGGTTATTCCTGCGACGCCGGTCGGCAAGTACGACCAAGTAAAGAAGTCGGGTAAAAAGGGCGGCACGCTGCGGCGCGGCTGGGGAAAAGCAAAAGATATCACGGTAACGAAGGTCGGCAACGCCTACCAGGTGGAGATTATCAACCCGGTGGATTACGCGTCGTATGTGGAGTACGGGCATCGAACCGCTAACGGCGGATGGGTCCCCGGCCGGTTTATGCTGACCATTTCGGAGCATCAGCTGCGGCAGATGACACTGGGTATTTTAGAAAAAAAGCTGGAGAAGTGGCTGAGGGGGGTATTTCGTGGCTGAGATCAGTACCAATATCATCCTTGACGGCATCACCCTGGCTATTCGTGCGGAATACCCGGACTGCCAGATTTTCACCGATGAGGTCGAGCAGGGATTGAACCCCGGCGACTTCATCGTGCTGCTGCTGGACGCCAATAAGGACCGGGAGATCGGGCCGAGGTACACGCTGTCGACGCTGTTCGATATTCACTATTTTCCGAAATCCGAAAACGACCCGACTAATATTAACAAGGATTGCTACGCGGTCGCGGATCAACTGGAAGCGGCTCTGGAATTGATAACATTGCCGACGGGCGACCCGCTCCGCGGCACCGGTATGAATTGGGAGGTAGTCGACGGCGTGCTGCATTTTTTCGTTTCCTATGCCCCGCGGTATTTCCGGCCGACCGATGACGGCGATCCGATGCAGGAATTCAATTATACGCCCAGCGTAGTGTAGAAAGGATGAGATCATATGGCAAACAATACCGAACCGGCGGCTGTCCCGAAGTTTACCAAGGATCAGCTGCTCGGCTCAAAACGTTACACCGGTCGGCGTGACTTGCTGGGCGTCTTGTTGGACGGCGGCAAATCGTACACGCGCGATGAGGTGGACGAAATAATCAAAAAATTCATGGAAGGCAAGGTGAAATAAATGGCTCTCGGCGGTGGGACTTTTACGTCCCAAAACAAGATACTGCCCGGCAGTTTCATCAACTTTATATCCGCGATGACCGCTTCGCGGGCGCTCTCCGACCGCGGTATCGTGACCTCGCCCTATGTCCTCGACTGGGGCGCTTCCGGCGCGATGGCGGAGGTCAGGGCGGAGGATTTACAAAAGGACAGCATGAAGCTGTTCGGCTACGACTATTCGGCGCCGCAGCTGATGTGGCTGCGTGACCTGATGAAAGGCTGCCGGTTGGGTTACCTGTTCCGGCTCGGCACCGGCGGAACGAAAGCGGCAAACACCCATGCTGCCGCGAAATACGCGGGGATCAGAGGGAACGATCTGAAGGTGGTCATCGCGGCGAACGTCGATGACCCCGCGAAATTTGATGTGACCCTGTTCTTGGGCACGGTCGTTGTCGATGCGCAGACTGTCGCGAACGCCGGTGAGCTGGTCGCCAACGATTTCGTTGACTGGAAGCCCGCGCCGCTGGCCGTGACGGCGGGAATGCCGCTGACCGGCGGCGTTTCTCCGACGGTGCAGAACAGCGACTTCCAGGCGTACCTCGACGCCAGTGAAGGGTATTCCTTCAATACGATGTGCTGCCCGTCCGATGACGTGACGGTTAAAAAGCTGTTCGCGTCGTTCACCGAGCGGATGCGCGACGAGCGGGGCGCGAAGTTCCAATGCGTAGTCTACGACAGCGCCGCCGACTACGAGGGCGTGATAAACGTCCTGAACAAAACCGTCGGCGCCGCGGTGTATTCCGCGGTTTACTGGGTGACCGGCAAGAATGCCGGTACCCCGGTCAACAGGTCAGCGGCGAATACCGTGTACGACGGCGAGTTTGAGCTGGACGTGTCCCATACCCAAATCCAACTGGAGACGGCGATACGGGAAGGCAAATTCGCGTTCCACCGGGTGGGGTCGGATATCCGCGTCCTTGCGGACATCAACAGCCTCACCACCGTTACCCCGGAAAAGGGTGACATCTTCAAGGAAAACCAGACCATCAGGGTCATCGACCAGCTCGCCAATGACGGCGCGATGCTGTTCAACACCAAATACCTCGGCAACGTGCCGAACGACGAGGACGGCCGGATCAGTCTGTGGCAGGATCTTGTCGGCCAGCGCCGGGTCCTGCAGGATATCCGGGCGATTCAGGACTTTTCGTCCGACGACGTGGAGGTGCTGCCGGGTGACAGCAAGAACGCCGTCACTGTCCGGGACAACATCAATATCGCCGGCGTCATGCTGCAGATGTACATGACCGTGCGGATTCGCTGAGAAAGGAGAGTAGACAATGGCTACAAAAGCTGCGAAAATGAAGGCTACGGATTCGGTATACGGTGCGCTGGCTACCTGCTGGGTGACCCTTGACGGAAACCGGTACAATATGATGAACTTGTATAAGTTCGAATCCAAAACAGGTATAACCCTTGCGGAAGTTCCGATTCTCGGCGAGGTTCAAAAAGGGCATAAACCGGCCGGCACGAAAAACACCTGGACCGGCACCGCCCATTACAACCAGTCCGCGTTCCGGGCATGGTTGAAAAATTATAAGGAAACAGGAATCCTTACACCTTTCACCATCCAGGTGACGAACGAGGACAAGGGCACCACCGTCGGCCGTCAGACCATCACGCATACCGGCTGCTTGATCGATACCCTCGTGCTGGCGAAGTACGAGGCCGGGGAGAACGTCCTCGACGAGGATATCTCCGGCACCTTCGAGGATTGGGATATGCCGGAAAAATTCAAAGAGCTGCCGGGCAGCCGATAAAGAAAGGATAATCACATGGATAAGTTTGACATTTCCATATTTCTCAAGCAGAATGTTCCGCAGCCGGAAAACGTGAAATTCGCGCCGTCACCCCGGATCAAGGATAAAAACGGGAAACCGGTCGAGTTTGAACTCCGCGCCATCACGCCGGATGAGGACGAAGCCATCCAGTCCGACTGCGTCAAATGGGAAATCCCGGAGGGAGAAACCAGGCGGGTTAAAACATTCGACCAGGTCCGGTACCTGACGATGCTGGCGGTCGAGAGTACCGTTTACCCCAACTTGAAAAGCGAAGAATTGCAAAATTCCTACGGCATCTTCGGCGAGGAGGCGTTACTTAAAGCGCTGCTGTGCGTCTCCGGCGAGTATTCGGCGTACCAATTGAAGGTGCAGCGGGTAAACAACGAGGTTCCCGTTTCGGAGTTGGCTGAAGAGATAAAAAACTGATCCTGGAGGATGACCCGGAAGCGGCAGTTGTGCATTATTGCCTTCAGGAACTTCACATCCTCCCCTCGCAGTACGCGGCTTTATCGAAAGAAGAAAAAGCATTTATTATCGGGTCGTGTATGGCCCGCTCGAAATCCTTGAAGGAAAAAGAAAATGAAAACCGTTGACAGCCATCCCCGATTGCGGTAGAATGGACAGCGAAAGGGGATGGCTGTCGATGATACACGGTTACATAAAATGCGAAATATGCGGGAACTCATATCCCAACAGATTTGAGTATTGTTCAAAGTGTTCTGCGGTTTCAATTGATTATAATTCATTGGAATTAAAAGATATCCTGATTTTAGTGGATAAGCATCTGCGACGAGCAAATTATTATACATCAGAACAAACGGGAACATCCGAGTTGAATAAAAAAATGGAAACTCAGAACGCCTACTTAAAGACCGTCCGGTTCTGGATCATGTTTTGGTCCGTTGTCGGTTGCGTCGGCGGCGGGATCGGAATTGTTGCGTTGCTGATTTCTATTTTAGGAAAGTGAAACAGAATATCCAAACGCTCATCACCAGATGGGTGTTTTTAATTGTAAACTAAATATGAACATGTTGAATAAATATACAGCCGGTTGTATGTTGCGACAGGCTGTATAGGGTAGAATAAGGTAGAACCATATAGAAACAAAAACAATCTGCATATTTCCGAATAAATAATTATTTTAGTCATTTCGCTTATTTACTATTGACAACGTAAACTCCATGTGGTATCATATCAGCAAGGAGGTGATTCGTTGGGCGTGAGCTATAACCCGTTATGGAAATTGCTGATTGACAAAGGATTGAATAAAAGCCAATTGGCAGCTATGACGGGAATCGCAAAATCAACATTTTCCAAAATGGGCAATGGTGGATATGTTGGTACAGAAGTGCTCGAAAAAATTGCCGTAACTCTAAATTGCCGCATTGAGGACATAATAGAGTTCACCGGCGAACAAAAAGAGAAATAGCCGTTCCCTCTGGACAAGGTATAAACGACTATTTCACGGCACCAGACCGAAGCCTGATAGACCCATTATATCAGGTTTCCTTCTGGAATTCAAGTACGAATTTTTAGGAGGTTTTTTTATGCAAACAATCGATTCCAGATTCATCGAGGAAGTCAACGACAACCTCAAAAAAGCAGAATCCATAATCCGCTGTCTTACCATCGCGCTTGAAACCGACCACGGCGATAATGATTTTTACGCAGCTACGGCCGCAAGTGATTTCATTCGCGCTGAAACACAAAAATTAGACGCCATACTTAAAGAAATGAGTACGGCGAAGAAAGGTGGTGCGGCATGAATGAGTTGCAGATTTTCACCTACGGCGATGCGCAGGTACGCACGGTTCAGCAGAACGGCGAGACATGGTGGGTGTTGAAAGACGTGTGCGATGTTCTGGGACTGTCAGACACAAATAGGGTGGCAGAGCGTATAGAGGATGATGAGCTGACACGAATCAAACTCGTGTCAGGTGGACAGCAACGCGAGGTATACGCCATCAACGAATCCGGCCTGTACAACGTAATCCTCCGCTCCGACAAGCCCGAAGCTAAAGACTTCAAACGATGG